TTGCTGTGATATTTCCACTTGCGTTGATAGCCGCCGTCGTGAGCGTGCCGGATATTCCCAACGTGCTGGAAAACGCCGTCCCGCCGCTGACTGTTCCGCCGGTCGTAGGCAGATAGGACAATGCGGGAATCTGAGCCACAGGAACATGGACGCCTGCGTCGAGCGATGCGACACCGTTAGCCGTACCGCGCCCAGCGATGATGTCTTTGACGCGCAATGCCAGGTTGTAGAGATCGGCTCGTGCCGTAGCTGCCGAATCGCCGCCAGCGTCCATGTTAGTCGTCGAGATGTTGTCAGTAGGCCATGCCATGATCAGAGTCCTTTGATATATACATCGACGATCGCATCGGAGAGCAAGCCGCTTGCGTTGTAAATCTTGATATTCGGACCAAGCGCGATGCTCTTGTCAATCAGTTCCCACGTCCAACCGGCGCCAACGCTCTGCAGCGTAACTTGAACCTGTTGGATAACCGCATAGGTGTTAGTGATCGGCACGCGGCGATTACCCGTGCTTCCTGCCCATCCGCTGGTGGCGCTATCCGTGATCCATTCCTGAATAGTCTTGGCGTCGAGCGCAATCTGCATTGACTCCAGATGCATAGCCTGATCCGCCACGGTTGGCGTCACTGTCGCGCGCAGCCGCACATATCGCCCGCTGACCTTGACACCAGCCGTTGCCCACGCTGAGTAGGTAGAGTTATCGTCGCTGTGCTGCTCCTCAACGAGGAACGATCCGATGCCGATGCAGGATGCGTTAGGAGTGAAACTGGTCACCACGCCTACATCAATCGTAGAGTGCTGATATACGAATGACGTTACCGGGTTAGACGTCCATTGATTCCACGATTCCCACGGCGGAAGCGTTGCCCATGTGTCGGTAGAATTAGACTCAAGCCATCCAGTAATCGGATCACGCCAGCAGGATGTTTTCGTGCCAGGCCAGGATACGGTGAATGGGTCAATGGCATAGATCACGCCGCCTAGACGCGGATCGAGCAGGACTGCCGTAGCGTAGAGCGCATCGGCGCTTTCGTTCCCGCTAGAATCCACCGCCTTTACGGCAAACGTCCAAGTTCCTGCCGCCAGCGTGTTGAACTCGAATGGCGAAGCAATCAGCAGCCCGGTGTGCAGCGCCGCCATGGATGCCCACGTCCCGGATGCGCCGGACGCGTACCGCACTCTATATCCGCCGCCGATCGTTACGTCTAGCGGCGGATTTATCGTCGTATATCCCCACGCCAGTTGCCGAGTTCCATCGGCCTGCCCGGATACAAGGAAGTATTGTGGCGTCGGCGGAAGAGCAGTCTTGCCGACGACGTAATGGGTATCGGTCGCAACGCCGGACAGACCCATCATACCAACCGAGTTGAATACGCTTACCTCTACGGTGATCGTCGATCGGTCGGCAACCGAGAATTCAACGCGCCTCCCTGCCACGTCGCCAACCGACACCCATACGCCGTCGTTGGCATGCCAGCGCACGCGCGTAGCGCCTACCTCGCCAGTGGTATTCCATGTGCAGATCAGACGGGTTGCGACGCTGCCGGCGACATTCACCAGTACCTCGTCAGTGCGAAGTCCGCTGATGGATGGCGTAGCCGGTTGCGTTGCCGATCGTGCGATGTAGGTTGCTCCGAGAACGCTTGCGCCGTGATACTCGACAGGATCATCTACGCAACTGATACGCACGTGCCGCTCACCTAGTGGTTCGATGGCTGCAATCTTGACGCGCTTCCCCGGCGTTGCCTGATAGTCGAAGCGCCAACGCCAGTCGAATAGCGGAGAAGATGGGAACGCGGTTCCCGGAACTCCGCCAGCAGACAACGGAGTTGCCAACGTCACATAGGAATAGTCTCCGCTCGCCACATCCGTTAGTGCGTGGTACGTCTCCGATCCGTCTGGTTCAATCAGCGCGATCCATGCCGCTGTACCATTCACGCGCGGGACTTCGCGATCAAGATCAAGGCGCGTGGTAGTCGCCGCAGTCAGACGACCGGAATATCCCCACTGCGTCAGATCGTGCGACAGCATGATCCGGTCGCCACGGGTGACGATGAGTCCCTCTGCATCCGTCTCGAATTTTATCGCGCGAGTACGGTAGAGATTGTTAGCCATGAGCAGGTTAGCCATCTGCCCCGCCATGAATCGATTGGTAACTCCGAACCATTGGACCGTCTGCGAGCGCTCCGGCGTTGATGTCCCAGGACGTAATACTCTTACTTCGGATTGCTCAAAGTCCTCTGCGTCGTCTGGGAATTCCAGGACGATCTCATCCGCCAACGGAGCCGTAGCCCACTCGATAGAAAATGATGCGGCGCGTATAGAACTCATGCCAAATTGAGCGACTACCGGAGCTTCCGAATCATCCCACACAACTCCGAGTTTCCCGGTAGCAAACGTGACCGATCCGCGCCCGCATCGCGCTATAGCGTTGAGCACCTCGGCCTGGCTCATCGGCGTATCGATCACAGCGTTAAACGTCAGGCCGTGCGCCGTGCAATACGATCCCCAAAGTTTCAGACCTTCGATATCGATTCGTGAATCGGCAAGATTGCAGCCCCACAATGGACGGCCGGCAGCGGTTGTTGCGCCTCGTGCAAAGTACAGAAATACCCATGCGCAGTTGCTGCTGTACGCATTTACCCATGCCGAACCGTTCCACGTTGGAATGGACGCTTCTGCGAGCGCTGACAGGCGATCCATGACACCATTGATCTGCCCGCTCGCTTTGATCCATATTCCATATCGGTTTTGTGCCTCGTAGGCTGCGGGGTCGAGCTGGTACGTGCGTAGCGTAGCCCACGTTACCGAGTCGGTAACTTGGGTCAGTTCCCACGGATCGCCTTCTCCCAAGGCGCGCTTAACGCGCACTTCATATTGCCCCGGAGCGAGCACTCCTGAGTAGTAGGTTTTTCGTATCGGGCGCGTGTCTGAATTGGGTAGGTATGCTCCCTGTTCAAATCCAGGGAATAGCGACCATGCTCCACCGACTGGTCGATAATGGGCTTCAAGGGTAACAAACCATTCGCCCATCCCTTCCGAGTCAATGCGATAAATCGTCGCTTCGATATCGATCGCCAGGCGTATGGCATTGGTGCCACTCGTGCGACTAACCCATGCAGTGTCATCAGTCGGTGTTGGATACTGCACAGCAGGAGTACCGCTTCCTAGCACTCCGCCGATGGTGCTATCGACGTTGCCAGGGAATTTGTACAACACGCCATTCGCGCCGGATTGTTCGCTTATGTAATCCGTGTAGCTCGTGAGTGGAGTTTGTCCTACCCTCTGATCCGATAATCGGAGCGCCCCAAATCCGAAATTGAACGTCTGAATCAGATACTGTTCGTCTCCTGCGAACTCGGTATAGGGTTTGCTCGATAGGTCAGGGAATACTCGATGGGTGCCGAGGATCAACGGCAACGGTCCATAGGGACGCGCCGCGGTGCGCCCTCCGCTCAGGGAGTAGGTCGGCGATACCTGGGGCACGCGCGCTTGTGATAGCTGCGCAACCGGGGGCGCGAACAGCGAATTGATCAGGATTCCGCCGACGAGAACAACAACCCCCTGCGCAACAGCTAGAAATAGAGTTGTACTCCCAAGAGCGGTTGCAGCAAAGGCGCCAGCCGTTGTACCTAACATGGCACTAGCGGCATACGGAGCGAAAACGGCCAACGCGATCATTGCCACGGCGGCCAGCGGATTGGAATCTCCGCCCCCCTCTAACTGAACGCGCAGCGTGATCGTGGTGCCCGGCCTCGGCCGCGCCATGTGCCACAGTTCGCGCGGCACGCGCTGACCATTGACCATCAGGACGGCCGGCGCCTCTGTCATGCGGATTCCGACTCGCTCTAGGTAGCGACCGATCGTCTCGCCCTCTACGTACGGGACGTAGATTAACTGCCTCCCTTCCGCCGCTAGGATTGGGTGCGGACAGTAGGTCAGGACAGGCGAGGATTTCCGCGGTATCACTTCCACCGGTAGTATCCTTCGACCGTAAGACCCTGCCTCGACAAGTCACGCAGACGGCTCAAATGCGCCGCTCCTACGTTTGACGTAGCATGGAGCACCCATACCTCACCGTTGATCTCGCAATACACGCCGAGGTGCCATCCGCGGCCGCAGCGCATCGCCACAGCGTCACCATCTATTGGAGTAGTCGTCGGTTCGCCGTAGTCATGCGCCAGGATGTGCGGATGGTGCCGTGCAGCGCCCCAGCGCTCCGCCGTGGGCATAAGTGGGGCCCGGCCAAATTGCTCACGTTGCACCGATACGGCAAGCGCCACGCAGTCCGCGTCACCGCGGCGATAGCGCCGGCCGATGTAGTGCTCCGACCAGTGAGGATCAGAACAAGCCTGGAGCGGATTGAGGATCATATCGCACCGCCACTGCCGGCCGGTCAAGGAAAGACTCGAAACCCAATTCACCGCTCACGATCTTCGACGTCGCACGAATCGACGACAGCTCGAGCGTGATCTCGTATTCGATCGTGTCTGGAAGAGATCGCCGAACCTGCATAAACCGCACAGCCGCGCCGGCGCCGCCGTTTGACGTATCGAGCCACTGCATCAATTCGCGCCCGATGTTGTCGATAGCAAGCTGCGCCTTCGGCAACTTCCCTTCCTGTTCATCTGGCAGCGTCACGCTAAACGCCAGCGCAACGTAGGTATTGCCGTTGCTCACAATCGATTGCGTGTCATTGACGATGCGCACGGGAGAAACTAGCGATTGGTGCGCGATTTCCAGCAGAACGATAGGTGGATCGCCGCTCGACGTTGCATGGATCTCGGTCGCCAGCCCTGCAGAATATCCGCGTGTCACTCCCACGTCTCCAACGTCAGTGACAACTTCCATACGCGCAGCCGCGTCTGGTGCTCTGCCGTGTATTGCCCACCCTGGATGCGCGCCGACTTGACGCTGCTGGTTCGCGGATCGGTCCAATCAAACCAGTCTGCGCCGTGGCGGATCGTAGTCTGGAACCACGTGATCCACGATGCGTAGGTCGCCGCCGAATCGAGCAGCACCGTCACCGGACGAGCGACCATGACTTTGCTCTTGACGCGCACGATCTTGGTCGGCCCCGTCTCCATCTCAGTCGTCAAGACGGCCGTCGCAGGGTTTTCAGCGTACCCGTCCCTCATGATCTTAGCGTAGGTAGGCCAGGTAGCCATCAGCGTCGCACTCCAAACGTGCTACCCATCGATTGCGTGATCGGCCCGTTGTTCGCCAGATCGCGCGTCACGATGGACACGACCAAGCCGACAGGGTCAAACGTAGGCTGAGCCGACATCACGCGCTGAGGCGTGCCCTCGTTTTTGATCTCGACGCGTACCGATCCACCGCTGCCCATCGCGCGCATCTGCCCCGGCGTGAATACTCCCTCTCCTTTCTGCAGGATGGCGGGGTACTCATCCGGCCCCATGCCGGAGTGAAAGCGCGGAGCGCCAGCGAATGCCAACGCCGATACGTTGCGCCCTGCGCCGCCTTCCGATCCGACGATTCCGCCGCTGTGGAACGGCAATACGCTGGATAGCAATCCGCCGACGGCGGAGAACAGTGGATCCATGACTTTCTTTTGTATCTGCATCGCAACGAATTGCTTTGCGATGTTTTCCAGCATGTCACCGATGGACTGCTCCGCGCCGAATGCGAAATCGACGAATGCTTTTGTGGCATCGCGCGACCATCCGTCGATGGCGTCCTTCAGTTGTCCCAGTTGAGTCTTGTTCTGATTCACCAGCCCTTCCAGGCTGCCTGCTTTGCGGAGTTCCTCGGCCGTATCGCGTAGCACCTGAGCTTGTCCTCGGTACGCGGCTACCAGATCGTCCTGCGCGCCCATCGCTTCCAACGTGTCAGCCGTTTCGAGTTTCAACTCGGCCCGGTTGTCGATCCTGGCCGCGCGCAACTCCGAGAGAGCCGCGGCTTCATCGCGCGCCGAATCCATGCGCCCGGAGAACGCCGCTTGAATGCCGAGTTCCTCTGTCCCTTCGCGTGCGGATCGCAATTGATCCTGAAGCGATGCCATCTCGCTGAGTGCGTTATTGATCGCTTCCCTGCGCGATTCGGAGACGCGCGCTTCGATTTCCAGGAAGTCGTTGGAAAACTTCGAATGGGTCCGGATTATTTCGCCATCGACTTCGGCTATCTTGGCTTTGTACTCGGCATACTTATCCGCATGTCCGGAAACTAGTCCTGCCTGTTCGACGAGCAACTTGCGGCGATCTACCAGTTCCGCTTCGTGTGCAGCGCCCAATGCTGCAACGGATTGTTTCTCGCTGATCTCATCTCTCCGGCGCAAGCTGTCGATCGTGTCGTAATAGGACCGATAGCCCTGCGCCTGTTCCCGTAGTACGGCTTCGACGTCCGCCAGACTGGCGCGCAACTGAGCGGCGGCTTCTTTACCACCGCCTTTCGTCCCGCCACCAGAGCTAGGGATAAATGGCAATGATGGCAGACCGCTCGCGGCATCAATGGACGCGGCAGCAGCAGCGCGACGCGCATCCGCCATCTGCATCCCCTTGAGCGAGTCCAGTTGTCGATACAGAGCCTGCAGGCGTGTGCCAGCGATTGCACCGACAATACCTCCTCCCTGCATGCTTCCTGGTGCGCCGATGCTGGCCTCGGCCTCCGCGATTTGCTTCCTAGTCTGCAGGATCGCCTCGCCCGTGCTCTTGCCGATGGTAGAAAGCCACGCATTGACTGCGCCCCCTATGCCACCTCGAGCCGCCCCAGTTGCGAAACTCTCGAATGCCGGTATCAAGTCAGTGAGCATGGCACGCGCCAGGTTCTGCGCTTCCACCTTCATCCGGCCCCATGCCTTTTCGAGTTTCTCCGCATCGGCAGCTTGATCAGCCGTAAGACTTCCCGTGCGGTCAAGCTCCTCGCTAATGTCCTTCAGCAGCGGCAGCAGTTGCGCGCCGCCGCGGCCGAATATAGCGAGCGCTGAAGACGTCTTGCCAGCCCCATCCGCAAAACGTGCAAATGCCTCTGCTATCGCTTCCAACGCCTGGTCCGGACTCTTGGCCTTGAGTTGGTCGAACGACAGCCCTAGCGCCTGTATCGCAGCGCCTGCCCCTTTCGTCTCCTCATCGCTTCCGGATAGCGCTCTCGTCAGACGCACCAGCGCTGTTTCGACCTGCCCGACATCTTTTCCCGATATGCGCGCGATGTCGGTAAGTTTGCTCAATCCTTCGACCGTCGCCCCCGTGGCCTCGGCCATGTCGTCAAGTGCGGATGCGCTTGCGATCATCGACTCCGCGAAGTTAGTCAGCAGACCAACGGACAATGCCGCGCCGATCCCAGCAAACGCGTTTTTGACGCTGGCGCCCGTCTTCTGCAGGTCACGGTCGATATTCGACAAACCATCCTGCACACTGGCGAAGCGCGCTTCGATGTCGAAGAATAGTTTAGGCATCCTGGTTAGCCTTCCATTTGCGGATCGTTATTAGGCCAAGCACTAGCGCGTCACGGTCCTCTATCCCTAGCATATCCGCAACGCGGTCAATCCCGTTCCACTCAAGCCCGCCCAGCATGTTCCACGCGCGTATCATCAAGTCTGACCAAGGATCGCTTTCTGCGGTGTCGCGCAATTGGTCGGGCAAGTTTCGCCCTTCCAACGCGCTTATGAGTTTTTTTCCTGCTCCTCATCAACCTCGCGCTTCGCCAGAATCATATCCTTGACCTTGACCATGATCTCGCTCAGGTCTTCGATATGATCTAGCAACCATTCGTCGCGGTCTTCCTCGTTGAATGGCACAGCATCCGGACTACCATCTCCGCAGATGTCGTCGGACGTAACACCTTCCCACCCGACGACGCTGTTAAGCGCCAGATCCCACTTTCCGGACTGTATCCACTCGATAGACTCTGCGTCGCGCGGCCGACGAATGAGATACTTGCGCGCGCCGACTTCGATCCACTGTTCCCGGCGCGCGCGCGCTGCCTTGGCTTTAGCGCTCATGATGCGTAGTAGGTCGGCGTCCCATAGACGGTGATCGTGGCAGGAGTCGTCACGAGGTTCTGCGCGCTTCCGGTCGGAGCCAAGGATGCGCCAACGTAGCCGTTGAATACCATGATCTGGCCGCCCGTGCCGAACGTAAATTTGAAGGCACGCTGCGCACTCGCATCGTAGGCTGCCTTCATGGCAATCAGTCCGGCGTCAGACACGTCCCAGATATTGTCGATCGAGTAGGACAACGGATTGGTAGCGCCGGGGATCTCAGTCTTGATGTTGCTATGAATAGTCGTCGTGTCGATAAACGACAGGTCGCCGCCGCTGGCGCTCAGGTTCGTGACCGTTGATACCGTCGTACCGAACGTGATTTTCTGCGCCGTACCGGAAGTGAAAGCGTCGTAGCTGGTCGTATTCTCGCCTTCAAGCTGGAAAGTGTCCGTTGCCACGCTAGCAACTCGGAAGACGCGGCCATTGACCTGAAACATTCCGGACGCCAGGATGAGAACGTAGTCACCGTTGCTGTATCCGTGCGAGCTCGACGTCGCGACACCAGTAGCTGCCAGAGTGATTCCCGTGATCGTCTTCGTGGCGGCAATCGCACTTTGCATTGCCACGGCGACGTTACTCCATTTACGTGCGGTTGCCATGTTTCGATTCTCCTATCAAGAAAAGTGCTCGACGGTAAGCAC